AGTAGCTGACTGGTGGTCAGTCAAGCCCGGCTCAAATTTGAGCCGGGCTTTTTTTATATGATGTTTTCGATCAAAAAAGTAATATCTGACCATTCAGAAAACGTCCTGACTTTGCGCCTTACGGACTTCAGAAACCTTGGAAGGTTCTCTTCAAATCTAGGATGAAGGTTCTCTTTGTCGAGAGCATCTAGGTCCATCCACTCATAAGCTGTATGCTCATCGCTTATGGTGACATCAAATGGCTCACGTACTCGATACATGTACGTCATAAACCGCTTTCTGCCATCCTTGCTGGAAAACTCTTCAAACCGATAGCCGGGAATAGAATCGAGTCCAGTCTCTTCTCTTGTTTCACGGATGGCCGCACTGATATCACTCTCGCCTTTCTTGGACTTACCTCCCGGTATGGCCCACGTCCCAGCGTGCTTATCTTCCTCGCATCTTTTGAGCATGAGAACTTTTTTGCCATCGGTAAAAAAGATGCCTGCGGCATTCTTGCTTTCCACTTTGCTGTTGTTTTTGCCAATCCTGTGATATTTCATACTTTGACCTTCAAGAATAAACTGTCATTGATCTCTGTCTTATCTATTCGGTTGAAGCGATGAAATCCTCCGGGAACTTCCACATGCTCTTCATAAAGCGACTCAGGCACTTCTTCTAGGGCATTCAAAGAGAGGGCGTATGCGGCTTTCTGGTGGCTCATCCAGTCCCATAGCTTCGGGAAGTCTATCATTCCATGATAGAACTCTCCAATAAAAGCATAAGGTGGATCAAGATAGATAAAATCTCCTTCTTGTGACTCGACTTTTTGATAGTCTTGTAACTTAAAGGTAACATTTTTCAGTTTATCAGTCCAGTCTTTTATAACAGGTTGAAGTTTGTCAGGATTGATTCCTTTTCTTCCCAAGTGAAATGCGCTGGTGAATTGACCCTTCTTGTTGTATCGAACAAGTCCATTTCTACATGATCTCAATATGCAAAAGAATTTTCTTGGGTCTTGGTCTTTGTTAAACTCTTCACGCATCTTGTAATATTGATCGTTGGAGAAAGGCCATTGGCTTTTGTAGAAATCAAACAACTCATTAGGCTTGTCTTTGATCATCTGCCAAGTGGAAATCAAAGAAGAATTGAGATCGCTGCATTCAAAGTTTTCAACTTCAATATCGCTGGATAACAACACATAAAGCATTGAACCGCCGCCAAGAAATGGCTCACGATAGGTCTTGATCTTCTTTGGAAAGAATTTGATTATGTGAGGAGATTGTAAACGCTTGCTGCCAGTCCATTTAATCAGAACATCGTTTTGACGCATTTATTTAGGGCCTGTCTTGAGAGGCACTCCCTTAAGCTTCTCAGTGTGCTTATCTGGAGCGTCTTTGAGGTTGTGCATCATATTGATCATCTCGCCTACAATTTCAGCAGCATTTTCGGCTTTACAATGTTTGGATTCTTGAACTGAAACAGACTTGCGATCCTTATTGTAAAATCCCTTGGACACAACATAGCAGTTGTGTTCCTCGTTCCAAGAAACAACTCCTACCCATTCTCCATCATCCCAATTTCTGGCCGAGACGAGAATTCTAAAAGGAGCCTCTTCAAAAACTTGTTTAACATGAAAGTCTTTTCTTTTAAGACCGGCTGAAGCATAACCAAGAGTTATCTTTGCAGCGTTCTTTACAACTTCATTGGTTTTAGTACGAAAATTGACTTCCACGCTATAGCGTGTGTCTGCTTCATTGAGTTGCTTTTCTTTGTTGAACCAATTCTTAAAATTTTCCATATCGATATTATATAGGAAGTAGGAGAAATAATAATGAAATTCAAAAAGTTCTTAAACAGAGAAAAAGACCCTGATAACAGATATGATTTTAGCGACGATCCTGATGAAAAAATATCTCTACAAGGCGGTGGATCTTATCCTTACCAGCAAGATTCAACAATTAGAGGACGAGGACAGGGAGAATTTAATGATTTTGAACAAGAACCTGAAGATTCTGCCTCTCAATGGATAAAAAGACAAGCCCCTGAAGCAGTACCTCAAGATTCTCCTGAAAAGAGTATGTCTGGAACATGGGATAGATTTAAGAAAATGACACAAGCTCCAGATGATGATAATGGAATTCGTGCCCTTTATGGATTATATGGAAAAGGGTGGGATAGTGAAAAGGTAATAAATAAAATCAAAACTGCTTCAATGAACTAATCCATTTTCTCATGTTTTCTTGACTCAACCCATTCCTCAAATTTCTTCTTGCTATACTTGGCGTGTTTCTGATTATTCTTGCGTTGTGTAATTGGTCTCAAATTATCCAAATGATTTATAAGCTTCAAATCTGTGATATTATGCTCCACAAACGCTGCAATAGGAAATATATGGTCAATCGCCCATTTCTTGTCTTTGACCCTGTTCCAGTTCGGATGTTGCGTGATATGCTCCTGTAATTCCTTCGGTCCATAACCAATCATGTCACTGGTGCGACCTACTTTATTCTTGCCAGTGGCGGCTAGTGAAGACTGAAGAGCTTTGTAGCACTTCTTGCGGAACTTCTGGTCGAGTTTCAATTTTTCTCGATCTTTTCGCCAGCCGTGATTACCTGCCCCCTTATTCTTTTCTCGCCCACACTCTTTGCAATGTTGTTTTTGATACTTCAAAGCCACAAGACAAATTTTGGATTCTTTGCCGCACTTACATCTATATCTCATAGGCTCTTTGTTGTTCTTGTATTCTTTCTCAAGTAGTTCACAACCATGTTCCTTAAACATGTTTTTTACTTCCCAAATAGAATACTTAAACACTCTTCCAGTCTTAGCACAATGACCACATCTCTTTCCTTTAGAAAAGTTATTCCAAGTTGCAGTCGCATATTTTCCACAACTGCACTTATAATCCATGGGAGAATGAGTCCCATAATATTCATCCAATAATTCACAACCTTCTTTCTCAAACAATTCTTTCATTTCATCTGTTGTATATTTCAATGCCATAAAAAAATCTCCTTTACTTTAAGATAGTAAAGGAGATTCAATTTTTAATCAAGTGTAATTCAATTTTCTAATCTAATGTGATTTATTAAACTTTTTATACAAACTACAAAAGAAATCCCAGTTATTTCTAAATATTGAGACAAATCCGCTGTCCATTGTTATTGGTGGGATGTCCCCAAATTTATAGATCAGTTCTTCCTGCCATTTTTCTTTAAGTTCCCAGCCTTTGTCTCTCATATATTCGCCATCGAGTTGCATTCCTCCACCGGGACCGGGAGGAGCTTGATACTTTCCTCGAATGTGACCTAACATAATCATAGTATGAGCCAAAGCTCCTTCTTGCATGGCCTGTGTGACTTCTTTCCAGTCCTTGCATTTTTGCAAGTAATGGACCATAACTTTTTGGCCTTTGCAGGGAACTGGATACAATTTGACATATCCCATGTCAGATACCCATTCCCATCCACCAATGTTGGATGATGTGCGGCTAAACATCTGCTCGTACTGCTTATACAAGACCCATTCTCCCATACGACCCCAGATCGGTTGAACTGGGTCAATGAGGCCACCTTGAATGGAACTGTAAGCTCCACCGGGATAGAAGTATTCAATAGGAATAGCTCCATCGAGGTCAGATGCTTGAAATGCGAATGATCCTTGTTCCTTATAGAACACATTTCGGATCATTCCTACATCGTCAGGCATCTTATAGACGCTTTTTCCGGGAGTGGTACTGAATGTGTAATAGTCGTAATATTCCCTTCCGGCATAATCTTCAAAGATTTTTAGGGTTTGATTGACGGCCAAGTCTAATTGTTGTTCGTCAATTTCTATTTTAATCACAGGAGCACCGAGCATCATAAGGACATAATCTTTTATGTCTTCACGTACTTTTTCACGGTGTTTACGGATTGAAGAAGACAATACTCGGTCATGTGGCCCTACATATTTGCAGACTGCCGTACCACAACCGGTGCTTGTAGTAGCCCCTCCTGTACCACAGAGGTTATCAAAGGTTCTTTGAGAGGGCCTACCGATTACTAAAGTGTTTGATCCACAATTTGACATGATACAGGTATATAGAGGTAGTAAGAGTAAATCGAGGATTTGAATGACTTTCAGAAAATTCATTAGAACGAAGTTAAAAGAAAACAAGAGGTTCATGGCTGTTCGTAGCGAACAGCAAATGGATTCTCCTACAACAGACTCTATGGCAACACTTGTTTCAATGATGCCATCTGGAGGTATGCGAATAGCTGCCATGCAATGGTTGTTGACAGATGGGCTGCTGGAAGCGTCTGTGGGAAGAGAGAAATTATTAAAAGAAGTTCAAGCCAATATGCCAATGGGCGGAAGAGACACTGTTCCCATGGGAGTAAAAGCTCCTGTTAGACCAAAATCTAATGTGGCTGGTGCTGGAAATGTAAACTTGGATCTCAATTTTGAAGCTCAAGAACTTGATTTTGGATCAATACCAGAAGGTCCAGATGAAATAACTTCTGGAGCTTTGTTCTCGCCAGAAGGCCGAGAAATATTTCCTGCTCTTAATCAAGTAGAAATTGATGGCATGAACATCGATGAATACTATCAACAAAAATATGAACCTAAAAAAATGAGACTTCATGTAGCAGGTAATTGGTACAATGTTTCGTTAGAAGATTTAAGAAAACAAATTTCAGAAATGGGGCTTCCAGTATTTAGGTACGGAGGCACAGACGGATATATCCAGCATGTGGAAAGAGGAAGTTACAAACCTCCTCATGATCAAAGATCAGCGTCAGACCCACTGCAACATCATGGCCCAAGTTTAAGTGATCCAAAAGTGGATACACATAAAGGTCAAACCGTTGCGTCCTTTGCCGGTGGAGCTAAAAGTTATGGCTCAAGAGGTTATGAGGGAGTGTTGAATACAATGATGAAAAAATTCAACTCTGAATTAGAAGGTGGCACTCTTTCCCCAGAACGTCAAGATTTTGCTTCAAAATTTGCCCATGAAATAGAAAGAATCGAAGCAGACGTTGAAGGTGCTAAAAGAAGTCCAAACTTAGCACTTGATGTTCCGGGACGAAGAGGTCGCAAAGCTCATCCCGGAGTACAAGGAAAAACTTTTCAAGCATCATCTCCTCAGTTCGCAAGTCACATTACGAATATGATTAAGAAAGGAATAGCAGAACCCTTCATGTCAAAAGGCATTGGACAATTCAAAAATCCAAATTTGCTTGGATCGGTTGAGGAAAGAGATGGAAACACATATTTCACCTTGTCTCCCGAACAACAAATAAAGGCTTTAGAATTTCTATTAGTTGATCCAGAAAATGGATCATTCGGAATAGAAATGAAACTTCATAAACTTTTAGGAGATGCCGGATTCAGTAATAAAAATACTCCGTTCAACTTAGAAGAAATCATAAACAAAGGATTAAGACAAACTCCAGAGCTTATGAATTCTTTGAAGCATGTTTCTCATAAATTTTCAGGAATTGATCCTAAATCTTTCATCAAGAAAACAGAAGTTAAATTTGTGCCATTTGACAGTTACAACATGGAGCAATTTCAGTCAAACGGATATGACTTCAACTTAGGTCAACATAAGCAAATGGATGATCCTATTCCTGAAAAGGCTGAATTTTTAGGATACATGACCAATGGCCCAGATAAGTATCGAGTCATTCGACACGCCAAAGGTCTAGCTGTTGAGCTTCCGATTGACATAGACAAAACAGGAACTCCTAAAGGTAAAACAGGTGCGGTTTTACATTCTGGAGGAATCACTATTCCCGGAAATCAAAAACTAGGGCACCTTAAATCAAGTCCTGCGCCAAACACAAAGGAATACAACAGACTTATAGACTTGTTAAAGCAAGGACAATTGGGAGAACCCGGTGGCCCTTACAATAATGAGATGGAGCTTCCAAGTGTCAAAAAAGGAATAATAGAAGGAAAAAATTTCCTTATTAAAGCGATGGTTCCAAAAGACAAGATAGAAGAATTTAGCGAAGAAATGTCCACATGGGCCGTGCAAGCCCTTTGGTCTTTCGCAGGAGACCCAGCATTCCAATTTGGATATGTGTCACCGGGAGAAATCAAAGCTCATTTAAGCAACTTTGAAAATGAAATAGAGAAAGAAGAAAATCCAAAATTTACAGCACGCATAAAGGTGGGAGCTAGTCAGGACGAGATAACTATTGATGCAAAGTCTAAAGAAGACGCTGAGCAACAGATAAAGCAAAAATACGGAGACACTGTACTCATCCTAAAGATGACAAAAATATCAGGAAGAGATATACATTCAAAGCTTCATCAAAAAGGCCAAGGCATGGAGCCGCAGAAATATGGAACAGAAGAGGAAAGAACGAATGTGATTTCAGATTTAGGACAAATCATCAAAAATCTACACAAAGGAGTTCTTCCACAATCAACAAACCCAGAAGGGGAAAATTACATTCCTCTTGAAGCCATGGAAGCATTTGGCGATAACGCATTTGAAGCTAGAAAAAGACATATAGCACAACACATCAAATCAATGGGTTGGAAAATACACAAAGCCGAAAGAGGAAGATTAGAAAAAAGTGGACAAGACACTCCGAGCAGTGGAGAAGGAAGCGGAACTAACTTTGAAGATAAAGGGAAATCCGTTTCTGGTGCTGATGCTGGACATACAGCATTCACTGGAGACAGCAATAGACTGGGCCGAGAAGAATTATGGAATAAATTTGGGGTAGAAGACCCAAATACAAAAGCATCCAGAACTAAAGATGATTATGACACTGGAAGTGCAAATCAAGGCTTACAAGGCCAGCCAGCACCTCAAGCACCTCAAGCACAACCGACTCCTCAAGCATCTAATGAGTTCGGCGACGAAGGTGATGAGGCAGATCAATGGTTGAAAAAACGACATCCACAGCAACCACAGCAACCACAGCAACCGCCACAGCAAAACTGGAACTCAGATATCTCTTTTGAGTCTTGGGACAGAAGTGCATTTGATAGATTTCAAAGCTTCGATCAATGGAAAGAAACATCCGTTGTATATGATCCCAAAGTCCCAGTGGAAGACGGGTGCGGATTTAACGTATGGGGCGCAGCACCTACAAGCGATCCTTTGGGGATAAGCATCAAGGGAGATGCAGACACATCTAAGAGCGACCCGACAGGAAAGGGAAAGAATGTCAGACGACGCAAAAAAAAGTAATCTCGTAAGCTACATGGCGAACCCGAGATCGTTTACTCTCAAAAAGTGGTTCATTGAAATTCTAAAAGAAGATTACATGAAGCACGACACGATCATCGAGAGAGTGTCTACATCTCTAACCACAGAGAGTGATCTTAATGAGTTTGGAAAACTGATCACAGGCGTTTATGAAAGAGCTTACAAAAAAGCTGTAGACGATTACCAAGAACAGGCAGAGAAGCTTGGAATCAAAGTAAGCATTGTGGCAGAAGTCAAAGAGCAGTTATGAAAAATCTGGATTTGTGTCTGAGGTAATTGCTCGACATAAATAGCCACCTGTCTTTGGCTCGATGTCTACAATTCTCCACCATCGTTGACCTTTCATTTTGACTTTTCTGAAAACAATAGAGTCAATTGTCACTGGTCTAACGCACCAAAATTGAAGTTCCAAATCAGACTCTTCTACGACAACGGCATCAAATACAAATTTTGTGCCATATTGAACCGTGAAGTAACTGTTGTCATAAAGGTCATCAACATGTTCCTTTTTGCCAATAACCGGAGCACAATAATACTCCACGCCTCTTTCTTTAATGATTTTGGCAAGTTGAGGATCAACATTTAATACAACTTGATCTTCTTCGGGCTTGGCTTCAACTGGCTCGGGCACAGCTACAGGCTCTTCCTGAACCTCTTTGATGAACTCTTGAGGCTTTACAACTGCTGTAGAGGCTTCAGGAGCTTCAACAAGACCTAGCTCTTCTCCGATGTCAACAACATTAAAATCAGTTTTGAATTTTTGAATAGGGTTACGTTCATCTGTAACAATTTCGCTATTCCAGCCCATGTTCTCAAACTTAAGCTTGTCTATATCCCATTTATTTTGATCCTTCATTATAGGATTTGGACCACGAAGTTTGTAGACTTTTCCCTCTTTGTTTTTAATCGCCATATTCAATCACCAATTTTACCTTAGCAGCCCCACCCATTATAAAGTCTGAATCATCAGACTTGTGTATGTAGTTATTCACTATTTTGCAAATAGTGGATTGGCTAACCTTGAATTTATCGGCCAACTCTTGTTGTGTGAATCGACCTTTATTGTAATTATCTCGAATCCTAGCCACAGTTTTGTTATTTAGTCCCTTTGGTCGTGCCATGAATTATCCTTTCATTATTCACTCTCTTAAACCTATATAAGCAAAACACCTTCAAGAAAGGGAGAAAATCATTATGGCTCTTGTAGCTCCGTATCAAAAAGGCGAAATTCTACTACTCCAATACATCGTAGGAATGGTAAACGCCGACAATCCAGTATTGCATTTGTATGCAAATAACATAACACCTTCTGATTCAACAGTTATCGGCGATCTCACAGAAGTTGCTGGCGCAACTGGTTATGCTGCCATTACATTACTGTCTGCTAATTGGACAACCACTCAAGTTGGAGGAATCACAACAGCGGTTTTCTCTGAGCAAACATTTACCTTTACAACAGATGCAACATCTTATGGGTATTACATAACAGATGAGACTACCCAACTGTTATGGCTTGAGAAGTTTAGCGGATCTCCATTTAGTATCCCGGATGGTGGCGGTACAATTTCGATTACAACGAAACTGACACTTTCTTAAGGAGAATCAATGGATAATTTCTGTCAATTTTGGAATAAAGTAAATGGCGAACCATACACTGATGGCGTACCTGAACCTACAGGATACGAACTTAATGACATGGGATATAAAGGCAGCGGCCATGAACTCACACCATTGTCTGACGAAGACATTGCTCGTCACTCAGATGAAGATGTGCAGGCTGATATGGCGGCTAAAAAAGCGGCTGGCTTCAATCCTTGCAAGCTTGGAGGCCAAATGTCTGATGAGGAATTCAACAAGTTCCATGGTCTGAAAACAAGACAATAAGGATACATAGGATGTTAAACCCTATGGAGAAAATTTATGAAACTTAATTTAGATTCGACAGATTGGGGGAAGGTAGTAAAAGGAGCTTTAATCGCTGGTGGCGGTGCAGCACTTACTTATCTTTCATCTTGGATTTCAGGAACAGACTTCGGCGTATGGACGCCTATAGTTGTGGCTGGACTATCAGTGTTGGTAAATTACTTTAGAAAAGTCAAAGGTCCAGTAGTAGAAGCAGAATAGCTTTACTAGCTGTGTCAAAGAAAAAGGCCCGGAAGAATCTAATTCTTCCGGGCCTTTTTTGTTTATCCATTATTACTTAGGCAAAGAGCCACCGAACGGTACGCCGAACGATTGTGCTTTAATTTCCCATTGAGCAACAACTTCTTCTTGAGTTGGTTTTCTCCAATCTCCATTACGATATTTGTCAACAATCCAGTCAATGGCTGGAGACAGTATGCCAAGAATAACGTAGCTTTTGATTGGGCCAGCAAATGGCTTCATCCAAATAGGCATCGCTTCTTTGATCACATAATCATAAAGCTTACTTACGGCTACAAGAACTGTAGCCTTTTTATCAGCACCATTTGAATCCACCCACTCATCTACATAAGCGATAAGATCATCTAATGCTTTAAGCAAAAAATCTGTAACTTGATTGAAGCTAACTTTAACTTTGGTGAAAATTCTCCACCAAGAGACGACCTCTTTATTGGCGTCCCATTCTGCGGCCATGATTTTAACATATCCATCAATGGCTTCATCTAATTTTGCTTTGCCAACTGGGTTGGCATTATTTCTCATTTCCATGATTCCCTCCTTATTTTTTCAAATCTTCAAGCCATGCTATGAAGACTTGATCCACGTGGTCACTGAGATATTCATCAATGCACCCTGCATTGAATACTTTTACTTGGTCAACAAGCTCTTGGACTTCATCAACTGTAAATTTTCTTTCTGTCTTAAACCATCCGAACAACTCTGTTTTTCTTTCCATGATTCCTCCTACATTTTTGGGCCACCTTATTTATCCCTTAGAACATCAAATAAGATTGACAACTCATACATATTGTTATGGGAATTCTTAATCCAGATGGATCGCAATTTAAGCCAACAGGCACCTTGCAACAGTTCGACCCGGAGAACACCGAGCATGATCTCTTTAATGTATGGGATCAAGAGGTGATCGAGATCGGTGGATCGCCGCTGTTTTATTATGAAATTTTCATAAACGTCAGTAATATCGACAGTCTCTATGTGGAAGCTCGTGACAAACTTTGGTCACAGCACCCAGTTCAGGTTGTTGGATATTACGAGCCAATTCATTCACAAAACTTTATGAACGCATTCGGCATCGACTCTCCTGATGAGATGATGTTCGAATTTAATTACAGACATATTCTCAACACCATTGGACACGCTCCAAAAATTGGATCAAGAATTTACTCACCGCACAAAAGAGAAAACTGGGTTGTGATTCAACGCAACGTAGAAACATTCAAATTGTGGGGAGAGCTAAGACTCCAAGTTATGTGTGAAAGATTCCAAGAGTCGCTTACAACTGGAGAAGGAAAAGTCACGCAGCGTGAACCTGACTTCAAAGTCAATAGCGTCAAGGATCTTGGGGGTCAGACGACGAACTTTGCTGGTGGCCAGACTGGTCCAGAATAATTTTTACTCCATCCTTTGGATGCTCTAATATTCCATCGCTAGGAGCAACTTCGTATTTCACATCTTCAAATACGAAATGAACTCTCCGAGGCGGATGTACATTCTTAAACAACCGAAATGGAATATTCGTTTTTTTGAGACTTCCAATTACCTTCTTTTTTTGAAGGTTTGGATGTTTACTCTTTATGATTTTGTAAGGTTTCATTTGGCCACCATCTTATAAGAGTTAGAATGTTCTCATAAAGCATAGATAACAATAGGAATAAATATGTCTGAACCTGATCTAAACTCATGTAATGAACCCGGTGGCACCAAAGACTTAAACATTGATGCCCCTCCTGCTTTTTGTAGAGATGGTCTACAAGATAAAGGCTCGGGAACTATTGATCACAAACCATTTTTAACAAGTCAACAAGATGTTACTTCACGTGATCTTTCTTGGTTAGAAGATGCAACGCAAAATAAATTGGGGCAAGGTGCTCCAGCTTTATGCGATCCTCAACAAACCGGACACATCATAAATGAACAGGGAATGAGTCCCCCAAACAGAAACACTGTTTATCGTTATGCCAAAACTTTACGTGGGGCTGACGAAGCAATGAAAAAAATGTTTTCTGATGTTGTTGTTATTGATGAGTCTGGAAAATCATTTGACATTCCCATTATTTGGGCTACTCAAGAAAAAGCTGTGGCTTACATAATCCAAGAAAATGTCAGAAAAGATGAAAGTTTAGTAGTTGACAGAATCAGATTGCCAATGATGGCAATTCATGCCTCAAATTATCAATATAATCAAGATCGTTATGTTTATCATAAAGCAATTGATTATCTAAGGACTCCTCAAACCAATTGGAAGCCGGGTTTCACTACAAGTGAAAGGTATAACCGAGATACAATTTTTGGAGTTTCGAGAGGCATACCAATTGATATTAGCTATACGCTATATGCGTGGACGCTATACGAAGAGGACATGAACCAGATTCTTACTCAAATCATTACAAAATTTAGTCCCATGGCATACATAAGGGTAAGAGGAATTTCATGGGAGATTGGTGTCAAGCTCGATTCAATCGCTAATAATGTAGATGTTGAACCGGGCGACCAAGCAGTGAGAGTCTTTAAGTATCAATTTACTTTCACGGCTGAGTCATTCGTGGCTCAACCAATAGTAAGAAAGAAAGCTGTGCTTAAGACAAAAGTAGAAATCACTGATTCTCCTAATGATGAAGATATTACCGAAGTCTTAGCTAGGTTAGAACAAGCAGTAAAGGAATTGGAAGAATGATTGAAGTAAGAAACACTGGAAGGAGTCCCGTACAACTGGTAGTGAGGTCAAGGACTGCACCTCGTGCGTTCACAACGCTGATAGTTCCGGGTATCGGTAAGGGTAACAACGTAAGACTCATTGAAGATGAACGTCACACGGAATACATAGATAGAGTGGAGAAAATGGGTCTTATCTCCACTAGATACATACCAAACTCAGAGATTCGTAAGGGAGATTGAGACAATGGCTATATTAAGGGGATTTCCACCGTCAAATACAATTTCGCCAAGCGTAAGAATTACCGAGAAGGATTTGTCCTTTATTGCGCCCGAGCAGTCCTTTCATCGTGCTGGACTAATTGGATTCGCTTCTAAAGGACCAATTAACGTACCTACTTTAATAAGCACCAGTCGGCAACTTGCCACAGTGTTTGGATATCCACATCCAGAGTCAGGTGATCCTTATCTAAATTACGCTGCGGAACAGTACCTTCTGATTGCTAACGAGCTTTATGTAGTTCGTGTTGCAGATGAAGAGAACGTATCAGACGAACAAGCAAAAACTGCTACCGGCGATGTTGCATCAGCCGGTGGCCAAATCAGTATTGAATCAAAAGAAGATGGAGACTACACATTTGCTGTAGATTCATTCTTCAGATGGAGACTAAACACTGTTCTCCATTCGAAGACACTTGTGGTTCTTGCTGGAACTTATACTGCCGCTCAACTTGCAGAAGATTTGAATCTGCAATTGACTGGCGACATCGATGGCATCGAATTCTTCAGTCACACAATTGACGTAAGAATTGGTGTTAGAACAACATTCTCGTTTGGCCCAGATGCCGAGCTTGAATTAGTTTCTGTTCAAGACGCCATTTATGGTGGAACGGTTATCGCTGGCAACATCACCGGTCTTGGTACTGGTATGACACAAGCCACAATAACAGGTAGTAAGGACAGATTCCCAGCAACTTATCAAGCTGCTGGAGAATATGATCTTACAGGACTTACAAGTCAGAACATTCAAATCGTCATCGACGGTACAGATAATGTTTTAGTTGACAATGTAGTTCAAACGATTGACCTGTTAGCTCTTGAAGGGCAAGACAACCTTCTATCAGCAGTTGTTTCTGAAATAGAAAGTCAGAAAACCGAAAACGGCGGAACATTGCCGGGCGGTTGGACAGCTAGTGCTGTTGGTGACAACTTGAACTTCGTAACAGATCATCACGGTCGAGATGCAAGATTGCTTATTAAGCCAGACAGTACAGCTATTGGAGTCTTCGGATTCGAAGCTGTTACCAAATTAGGTGCAAGCCCAATTGGTACTGCCGGTGACGTAGCAGTTGACACATACGGTCGAGTAAATGGTGCTGCTGCTGTTGCAGGTGCTCTAACATTCACAATCAATGCCGACTCTGCTGGTATTGATGGAAACCAAACGCAAGTTGTTATCGAGAATAACATTCGAGAAGGCAACTGGCAAATGGAAGTTTACAACAATGGAGTTCAAGTGGAAGCTTGGGGAGCGATTGTTAAAGATCAAAACTCTCGATTCTATGTTGAAACCTTTATTGCCTTGGTGAGTGATTGGATCAGAGTAACTGACAACATTGCAAATAGTGCATCGCCACTGGATGGAACTTACAACTTAACAGGTGGATCAGATGGTATTCCTTCTGACCCAGATGATCAAGACGCTTTGATCATCGGTAACAAGCTCGGATTTACCGGGATATTTGCCTTGAGCGAACCAGAACAAATCGACATCGACTTGATTGCTGTTCCGGCTCACTCTAGTACCTCAGTTGTAACTTCTTTGTTGGACCTTTGCCAGAACGTCCGTCAGGACTGCTTGGCTATTATTGATCCTCCATTCGGACTGACAGTACAAGAAATTGTGGACTGGCAAAATGGTAGTCACCCACTAAACACAACAAGATTCGATAATGACTTTGGTGCTCTTTACTGGCCATGGGTCAAGCTCCGTGACAACTTCAATAGAGTTGACATCTGGGCCCCACCTTCTGGATCAGTAATGGCCACGATTGCCCGATCCGACAGCTTGTCGGCTCCTTGGTACGCACCTGCTGGTGTAACCCGAGGTGTGGTGCCAAGCATTACTGACGTATTCAGTCGTCCTACGCTCGAAGAGCGTGACCTGATGTACGGTTACAGAAATGCTATTAACCCAATCGTCCAGTTCGTGGACTTCCAAGGCTTTGTTATCTGGGGTCAAAAGACACTGCAAAGACGCCCAACGGCTCTCGATAGAGTGAATGTCAGAAGACTGATGTTCGTGATCGAAAAGAGAATTCGTGCGGCATCCCGTCAGTTGCTCTTCGATCCACATGATGACATCCTTCGACAGAAGTTTGTTCGAATTGCTACGGCAATTCTGCAAGAAATTCAGGTGGGAAGAGGCGTCAACGACTTCCGAGTCAAATGTGACGATGAACTCAACCCTCCAGATGTTATTGATAGAAATGAAATGCGAGCGAGAGTGGGCGTCCAGCCTATTCGTGCGGCTGAGTTTATCTTCATTGAATTCTCAATCCACCGTACAGGAAGCTTTGCTGACAACACAGAATTTCCGTTTGACGGATAATCAAAAATGATTTTACGGGGCTGATTTCAGCCCCGTAAAATTCCTTTCAAGAATGAGGCAAGAATGGCCAATATGGGAATTGGGCTGCTTGGGCAACCCGACAAAATATTCAAAAGAAAGTTCAGATACACCTTGGAAATATTAACTCCTTGTGGGTTGATTCCAAAGTGGTTCGTTAAGACTGCATCTCGACCTCAATTAGATGTCGATGAGACAGAGCTTAATTTTCTGAATGGAGTGACATGGATTCCGGGAAAAGGTAAATGGCAACCAATTACTGTTACATACATTGATGTAGCAGATAGTTTGTCACAACCTCTTTATGACTGGTTGGTCTCAGTCTACGACTTTGTAGATCCAGTGGGACTTAAGCAATCAGAAAAGGCCGGATGGAGAGGACAAGCTTTACTTACTATGTACGACGGATGCGGGACACCACTTGAATTTTGGTTAATGGACTCTGTTTGGCCACAATCAGTAAATTTCGGTGATTTGGATTATGCAGACTCAGCAGAAGCAACAATTGAATTAACTTTAAGATATTCAGAAGTTTCTTATCTACCTGTTTGCGGACTTCAAGTACCAACATGTGCCTGCACAGGATGTTAACAAACAACAGGAGCAAAAATGGCAGAACAACACGCAATGGGAATCGGAACTATCGGCCAACCCGATATGGTGTTCAAGCGCAAATTTCGCTGGACATTTGAAGTTTTCGGTTTCTGCGATAATGAAAAAAATAAGATTCCAGAACACTTTGTGAAGTTGGCTTCACGACCAAACTTAAGCATTGAAGAGACTGAAATCAATCACTTGAATGCCAAAACATGGATTCCCGGAAAAGCATCTTGGGAAACCATTACGGTTACTTACTATGACGTAGCCCATCAAGAAATGCAAACTTTATGGAATTGGCTGGCATCAACGTATGATTTCACTGATCCCGTAGGATTGAAACAAGGTAATAAAAGAGACTGGGATGCCACTGGTGTTTTGACTCTCTTTGACGGCTGTGGAACTCCTTTGGAGTCATGGCAGATGCAACACATGTGGCCACAAGCCATTAACTTTGGAGAGATGGATTATTCAAGCTCAGAAGAAGCTGAGATCGAATTAACCCTTCGTTACTCCGATGTTAAATACGTGTCTCTCTGCCCAGCATTCGAAATCAATCCTTGTTGTGGTGGTTGCGGCACCACTGTCAAGAAAGATCAGTTCGCAGACTTCATCTAAGAATCGAGAGACATAAGGAGAAACAATGGCTGAACAAATCCCTATGGGAATAGGAAACCTCGGTTTCAGTAACTTGGTGTTCAAGCGAAAATTTCGCTATACATTTGAGTTATTTGATATCTGTGGCACAGATACCGTCCCAGCACATTACGTAAAATTGGCTGCTAGACCCAGCCTTTCTATTGAAGAAACAGAAGTTAACTTTTTGAATGCCAAGACATGGATTCCCGGAAAAGCATCTTGGGAAACAATTACTGTTACATATATTGATGTTGCCACTGCTGAAGCCGCTCCATTGTTTAGATGGCTAGCATCAGTTTACAACTTCACAGATCCTATCAATCTTCAGCAAGGTGCTATCCGAGATGATTATGCAGCAACGGCTGTTATCAAGCTTTGGGATGGTTGCGGTGCTATTTTAGAAAAATGGGAACTTAAAGATTGTTGGCCAACTTCAGTTAACTTTGGTGATCTGGATTACTCTAATTCAGAAGAAGCCACCATCGAACTAAGTCTTCGTTACTCTGACGTTACTTACACGCCAGAATGTCCTAACTTCCAAATCAATCCTTGCTGCACTGGTTGCGGTGTTGGAGAAGGTATTGATGAAGAAGAAGAAAACGAGTTGAATTTGGTATAATCCCTTACAGGATACTCTGATAAATGGCGGTGACGGAAACCCCTAATCCGTCGCCGCTTTTTTTATAGGAATTCATAATGCCTGAAAAAATGGGCCTTCAATTTGGTCTCGAATCAAGTGCTAACAAAACATGCAAACGAAAGTTTCGCTGGTTGTTCAGAATACCTGAAGTATCTGCTGATGGAATAGACACACTTCCTCCTCTAAAATCAGCCAGACCAACCTTGCTCTTTAAGGAAATGGTTGTAAAGCATCTAATTGAAGATGTTTATTATCCTGCAAAACCAGATTGGAAGCCAATACAAATCACCTTATATGATCTCAAAGAAAATACTGCCCCTGCCGGGACAACTGGAAACAGAACCAGAAACTTAATGTTTCAATGGATAAGAGAATTCTATAGACCCGGAACAGGTCTTGGAGAACTTGATCTGCCCAACGAAAGAAGATTCATCAAGACCTGCACATTGACAATGCTTGATGGATGTGGAGAGACTGTTGAAACATGGGTGTTTGAAGACGCTTGGCCGCAAAGCACTAACTTCCAAACACTAGACATGGGAGACTCAGGGATAGCCACAATAGACATATCCCTCAGATATGCACGAGCATACGTAGAAGACAATGGAGGGTCAGATATAGCCCTCAGAGATAACCCAAGGAATACACCGCAAGGAAGAAATGCTCAAATAGCTTTCACATCATAGCTCTTCTTCTTCGCCCTCTTCATCTTCTTCATCTTCTTCTTCTTCTTCTTCGTCGTCGCCCATAAAGTCTATTTTGAGAATGTCTTTCATTTCTGCAAGAGCATCTTCTAATTGTTTGCTCTTCCATCCAAGTTTACGAATTGTAGCAGATTTGTTAAGTCTGCCACGTTTTGTGTAACAATCAGATTCGTTATCTAACAGGCATTCCACAAGTTCCGTATATCCATTTTCTTTAAGCTTTTGTATGATCTCTCGCATCTCAATAGCATAAACCGGGTTTCCCGTATTCATATTTTTATTCATATACATATAGACTACCACATATTGTTACGACTTTCAAGGCCGCTTCTAGCATTGTTGGATTGTTCTCTTCCATTCCTAATAACAATGTGGTCAAACCTTTCTTGTAAGAAACCACGATATCGTTTTTTCAGTTCATTATAATTACGAGCACTTCTGTAAAGTTGCCTGAAATGGTTCAATATACAGGTGCTCATGTAATTAAAGGCTTTTCCTTTTCTTGGATCAAATCTATCAATCTTCTCAAAGCAGATAAGAACTCCTTCTTGAACAGCATCATCCATATCAATTCCATTAAACTTGGCCCAATTTGCTATGTTTTCGGATAGCACGTAAAAGGCGTAAGCTAATTGGTCTTGAAAGTCTTTGAAGCTGGCTTGAGACTCCTCATAGTCTTTGAGAGTCTTTTCAAGATGCTCTTTTTTAGAGTCATCTTCGTATTTAAGAAGGCGACGATTATAGGTCTGCTCAATATCTTCATGTATGAATTGATGCTTGACTCTTTGTCGCTTGTAGAATTGAAATGACTTAATGATAGACTCGAAGGTCTTGTTGTTGAGATATTCGCTGGCCAAATTTCCTCCCAATGGTGGTGCTAAAAGGGTATTTATATATTGTTTGTGCGGCCATTTTTTATCAAAGATCCTTCTTATACTGTATGAACATAGTAAAACTATACTCAGAATTGCAAACAAATCCCAACAACCTTAAGGCTTACAGGATGTTGGCAGAGCATTACAAAAATTGTAATATGGAAAATGAGCACCAAGCATTCTTGGAACTAATTGATAGGAAATTCAATGACAACAGTTCAAATACTGACAAAGAATAATGCTAAAACAATAGCAAAAACCCTTGACTCTATACAATCTTTGAACGCTAACATCATAGTCGGAGACATGGGAAGCAAAGATAGAACAATAGAGATTTGCGAAAACTATGATGCTCACATTGTCAGGATCAACGATCAAGATAGGTCTGAAGGAAGAAACAGACTTATAGACGAATCCCCAAGTGGATTAAAGATGATGATAGAGCCATGGGAAGTGTTAGCTCAAGGTCATCAGAATGTTAAAGAAGGATATGCCAGCATATTGACAGGACAAGTAATCTCTAAGGATGTTCGATTTTGGAATGAAGGAAGATTTGTCAATCCAACATATGAGCGTCTCGAAACAGGGGCAGATCAAGAAACAGGAGTTTTGATCTACAGCATTGGCTCAAGAGACTTGAAAGAAGACTTGAGGCTGATAGAGATATGGAAGAACAAAGACCCTAGAATAGCCGCTCCATACTACTACCAAGCTTGCTGTCAACTGGGTCTTGGAGACTATGAAGGGTTCTTAAAAACAGCAGAGCATTACTTGTTCTTGGATAAAGATTCAATGTCGGCAATAATGGCTCGATATTACTTTGCCATGGTACATTTGATTTATAAGAAACAAGCAAGACCAGTGCTCCAAAACATAAATCTTTGTCTTTGTTCCAGACCTTTAATGGCAGAGTTTTGGTGCCTTATGGCAGATGTCTATTACCATCTTCTTAAGAAGTTTCGACAAGCAAAAGAGTTCTACGAGAATGCTTTGATTCTGGGCAAAAGAAGACTTGCGACAGATAAGTGGCCTATGGACATTTCGAAATATGGCGAGTATCCAAGAAAGATGATCGAGAGTTGCGACAAAATCGCAGAGACCCATTCCACTTATTCAAGCGGCTCATGACTACCATCCGCCTTCTTTGCGTGCTTTGTCATAACAGTCCATGCAACTTCCATGCTTGTTCCACTTGCCGCATTCACATGTCTTCCCTACTTGATTCAAAACTTCTGAATGAACAATCTGACCTTCTCTGTCATATTCTTCCCAAAGCCAAGGAGTAATGCTGTCGTCTTCTTTGAATTCGTAATAAATCTCAACAGCGAAATACCCATACTTCGTCTTGGGTTCTTTGAAGTTACCGCTATAAGCTCCGCTTAACCCTTCCACGGACTTACGAAGACCAAAGAGTCTTTGCTTATCGGCCCAAATGTCATGCGAGCCAGTATAAACTCTCTTGGGTTTTCCAGAAGGAAGATTATTCAGTTTAGCAACCCAGCCACCATCACCAGAACAATAAACAAACCCCTGTTCAATAAGATAATCATGATCAGACTGACTGACTGACTACGTTTTGCAATCCATGGATTCTTCATTAGTAAATTCCCTCTAGGTGGTTCACGACAATCGTAACATCATCCTTGTATCTTGCAACATCAAGCTGCTTCCTTCCGGGGCCTAATTCCCTGAGCT